GCTCGACCATATATCTAGCTTTTTGGGCTGCGCTCTTGAACCTGATATTTCGACGCTTCTTATAATTAGTCGTGGTCATATGTGGACCAACAAGATGCATTGTCATGTTATTTCACTTTCACTTATCACTTAGATCGGCCGGCCGCCATGGAGTAAAGAATGTCAAAGCTTTCATGTCATCAGTCCAAGTATAAGCATACTCGTTATCTTGATCGCACATAGCTAGTGCTTCATTACGGCTAACAACACGGTGGCTGATAATCTGTTCGCCAATATGTTCCTGGCTGAATTCGCGAGCTTCGTTCATGCTTACGGTATCGAGGGCCCACAATGATTTGTCATTGCCCAGCGTATCAATTCCTTTAGGTACTTCGACCATATATCGAATTCGATAGGATGAGACGCATTCTATCAGAACTAATTGGGTTTCAGTTTCGATCTTTTTTTGTTGGCGGGACATAGATCAGTCTAGATATCCTGATGTTTATGAAAAATCCTATCGGTCTAAGCACATTATTCATCAAATATGATTATAACGTACCGTATGGCGTTTGTCTAGCAAAATCTTTGGTAATATTATTGTTTTGTCGAGATAGCGTAAGCAATAATATTACGTAATGATTTAGGCCTGCCTCGTCATGAAATTTGGACGCATTGTCATGGGATTAAAGTATTCATCAAATACATCCATCACGGTGTCCATGCTAAAACTCTTACAGGAGAATACGTCCAGATATGCATCGCCCGAATCGTTGCAGAAATGAGCCACAATATTACTGGTTTCGATTAGCTGCACCAACGTAAAGCCGGCCTTGTTACCTGAACCGAAGTTAACAATTTGAGGTTCGCCATAAGCTACCATATCGATACGTTTGACTAACTCACGCGCAAAATTAGCAATATGATCAGCATTCGTAATTTTCGATATATCGCAACTAGCCGCGTCAACGATTAGATGATAGCCCCAGTGTTTTGCCATTTTATTGTACTCCCAAGTGTTTAAATCCCATAGCATTCGTCGTATCGTAAGTTAGGGAACTCCATCTATCAAAGAATTTCCTAACATTTTTCTTATTTATTGTAGGATTAGTAATGCATTGCTCTAAATTATCGTTTAATTTTACTTTCATGGTAACCGCATCATATTCACATCGTCCATAAGTCACAACAGGTCTTAGATATAATAGACTTTCCATACCTGTTCCAGAGTTTACTACAACAACCACTCGCGCATTAGGTATTAGATCGTGTATTGATATGTTGTCATACCATTCCGAATGAGTGTATTTAGCACATAATGATTTTAATCCCATCATGCTACCCGGATTAACAGGATGCCCTTTCACGATCAGACGCACGTTGAGTTTTTTTGTAACTTCACATGTTTCTTGTAGGGCCTGTTCCACGGTTACGTCCGAATGATGCAGAATAGTCTGATCATGAGGTAATTGACATAGAAATAGAACATAATCGGTTTCATCAAATCCTCTAGTCGGAGGCTGTTCGAATTTACTGGCTCCGGTATGCACGTACTTTCGTAAGACATCAAATCGAGAAGATCGACTATTACCGCTCTTTATATCCATTGGATAGATGCTGGCGCCGCCAGCAAATCCTAGAGGATCGACATAGAATATCCACGGAAAGACTGATTGCATATAATACAAGACGCGAATCTTTTTCGACGGCACAGTAAAGCTATGTTTTTCACGATGAGGAACATATACCACATCTGGGTTAAGCTTTACTACCATGTCGGGCGTAAATTGCCATAGTGGTAATTCTAGAATCGTGACATTATCCTTACGGCGCCGATGCTCATTCGCACACATTTCTACAAACTTGAGCCAGTGCTGTCGAATTGGAGGAATCGGGCCGCGCACATCAGACACTATTCCTTCCTTGAAAGCCACGTCCATTCGAGGCTGCAAAATCAAAATATTCATGATACCAATTTTCCGAATGAATTCTTTTGCGAAATATAGCGTGGATTATCGTACTTACGAGGGCCTTTACCTGTCCATATACTTGTTCCCTCATTGAATTCCCAGTCCAGAAACTGCGGCGTAAATTGATGAAATTTCGTAATCTCATGCTTATGTTTTTGATAAACGCTATTAATCGCCATCTGATCTAGAAACCACACAAGCTTATTATTACGAATAACATTCGCCACTTTCTTAGCAAACCAGGCAATAGACTTATTGTAGTACACCGCGCCGGCTGCAACCTTAGTGCCTTCCTGTTCCCAGCCAATCGTATTGTCTAGTGATTCACGCAGAAATAATCCCAGTTGAGCATTTGGTTCATCGATATGACCCATGAATACTGAATCTATGTCTGTGATGAACAACGAACATGAATTTGAATCGAATAGATTATCCGCGAGTAGAAATCTATTACACGCATAATATGTTCGACGTTCTTCCTGCGATAAAGTAGATAGGTCGGTGTTTTCATACGTTATTGTAAGAAGTTCGGTTTTAGTTATACGTTTCATGTTGTCTCTAATCTTATATGCAAAATCTAGATCGCCGGCCGCGGGATTAATAATGTGTATATGTGATTTATTATCGTATACCGCAGCCGAGGCCGCGAAGGCTGGAGCATGATCGTGTAGATATACAGAATCACAGGAAACAAGCGTAGTGAATGAAGTCTCAGGCATCACCGACCTATAATGTCATAGGGGCCAAAAACAACATTTGGAATGTTAGGAACGTAATTAGAATTCAATGCTTCGTTTTTCATTGAATACCACAGATCGATCATGTCTTGTCGCGGATGCGTCTCATGCTTACCTCTATACCAAGTGGGTTTCCAGGGCTGCGTGGCCATATTAGTGTAGTGTAATATCCACATATCACTCACCGCGCGATCTTCTCCATCGAGACAATTCCATCGCGGATCTAAATCACATACAAGATCATCATTTCCACTAAACTTATGAATCATTCTATGATGATGTTCCTCAATGATCTTCATTCGATTAAGAGGAATAAGATGCGATGCTATCGCAGCACAGTCTATGACCATTACACAAAATTCATGCCCATCGAAGCGTTTACCGCGTCGAGCAGCAATTGGCTTATTCTTCAGATCGGTATTCCATAGATCGGCGATATCACGAAAATTAATCATGTCTAAGTCTGTATAAATGGCTCTACCTTCAAAATTACATGCAGCAGGAATACCCCAGCGATATCCACTAAATGGTGTGGACCATCTACGCGTATTCCATCCGCCCCATATACTTTCGACATCGTGTGTTTGTCTCATCCACGTAATATTCACATCCTCCGAAGTGTTCTTCCGAATGCTATACTCATACACCATTTCGGCCTCGGCGTCTTCACCATTGGCCGACGTACCGATGAACATTCTTATTGTCATGAATATCTCTCAAAGAACATGCCCGTTCGCGCCATAAATCCCTTAGCCATAGTTGAACACTTTCTCATTTCCATAGACATTTTATGATTGTACTTAAATCCATTGGCGGCAAATACACCAATCCAATAATCTTCCAGGCGACAGTTTACATGATGATGGCCACCAGCGCCAGGAGGAGCAGCAGTGACCACAGCATATCGAGCCCTCTTGAATACTTTCATGAAGTTAGGTACGTATCGTTCCTCGACATGCTCAAGAAATTCTACGGAAAAAGCTAAATCAAATTGACTATCGGCAATATGTTGTGGAATATATGGTTCGACAAAATCATGAATCGTGACAAGAGGCTTCACTTCTTCTGAATATTTCAGAGTGTAATCACCATCTATTCCGCGCCAGTCAATATCGTAATCTTTGGCAATAAAATACATGCCGCCTGGACCGCAGCCAATATCAATCATTGATGCAATAGAGTATTTTCTATTAATTAAGTCAAGAACCCCTCTATCGACATGGGTTCTATCTAAGTGTCCGCCTAGATGTTCAGGTAATTCATCCATAATAAATCCTATCTATGATATCGTCTCGCATTTATAATATGCTTAGGAGGTCTTCGCCACTTTCCGTTTATGTTTGCGTTTAGATATATATCGTCTTCCAATACGTTTCTACTAAATTGCTCTTTAACTTCACTTACATTCGTATCACCCTTTGTTTTATGTAGCGACAATATTTCTCTTCGAAAATTCTTGGTACCATATTTTTCTACTTCCGCCAATACATCGTCAGACGATGAGTAGTATGTTTTCCAATCACTAGATTTACTTTTGCGCCGTGTGTCAGATCGTTTTTGCTTTCGTGTGAAATAAAAATATTTTCGGCCAATATATTTCTTATTCGTTATTAGATTGGTGATAACATAGACAAAGCCAATCGAATCTCCGATATCTTTATCGGTGAATTCTATGCCGTCGAATGTCCATGGGTTGTCGTATGTCATTGATCATCTGGTTCACTGTTCTCTTCTATATAGTCGTCGCTTAACTCTTCGCCGCAGAACGCGCAGAACAATAACTTATTACTCACCGTGTCCGTACCGTAGATAACGCGATATCTAGATTCACAAAATTTACATATTATTTCTTCTTCGTATTTAATTGTCACGCCCACACTCCTTTCCAGTCTCCAAGTAGCGCGCCCTTCGCATAATCCGTCGAGCGATTTTCGAAAAACGAGGTGTGCGAGGGAGCGTTGATCATCGACTCTACCCACGGCAGAGGATTCTTTTTGATTTTGAAAATGCCCTTCATGCCCATAGATATGAGCCGTCTATCTGCGATGTATCGAATATAATGCTTTACATCATCGGCCGATAGATTTTCCATCGGGCCTATAGAGAACGCCAAGTCGATGAATTTATCTTCTAGTTCAACCATCTTCGTTGCGATAATGTATATATTTTCTTTTAACTTATCATTCCAAATTTCTCGATTCTCTTCGATGTAGACACGAAATAGCTTTATCATGGATTCGCTATGTTGTGTTTCATCGACAATCGACCAACTGATTATCTGTCCCATACCTTTCATGTGTCCGTGTCTGGGAAAATTAAGAAGCATGATGAATGAACTAAATAGTTGCATACCCTCGGTAAAGGCCGAGAATACTGCAATATGCTTGGCTGTGGATTGCAAATCACCATTCTTGTTCGATATGTTCATAACGTATTCGTGCTTCTCTCGCATTTCGCTGTATTCGAGAAATTCGTTATACGTAGATTCCGGCATACCAAGAGTTTCAATCAAATGTGAATACGCGGCCACATGTAAGGCCTCGCGAGCCGCGAAACCTAAAAGCATCATGCGTACTTCGGGCTGCGGAAAATGCGGCAGATAATTATGCACATAGCCACCGGCTACATCCAAATCACCCTGAGTGAAGAATCGAAAGATATGAGTCAGAAAAAGTTTCTGTTCCTTCGATAGGTGATTCTTCCAATCCTTGACATCATCAAGCATGGAAACTTCTGTATGAATCCAATGACTTTGTTCATGTCTCAGCCAATCATCGAAACACCAAGCATATTTAAATGGCTTATAATATGATCTTGTGTCCGTTATCCGTAGATCACGAAATTCTTTCTTATTCATTTTTCATTCCTACTCGCAAGCCAGACAGGTTTCACCCTCGACGATTTGTTTTAAATCAATCTCTTGAATAATCTCACGCTCAATGCGCTTAGATACTTTATCGGCCCGCGCAATCTTTTCGCTTCGGCAGTAATATAGTGTTTTTAGGCCTCGTTTCCAGGCCAGAAAATGAACTGCGTGTAGATACTTGATGTTGGTCGTAGGCCGAAAGAATACGTTCAAGCTTTGCGCCTGATCAATATACTCTTGTCTATCTGCCGCGTGTTCGATAAGCCATCGTTGATCGATCTCCATGGCAGTCTTGAATACGTCCTTTGTGTGATCATCAAGCATGGATAGGTGTTGAACTGATCCATCTGACGCAATGATAGAAGACCATATGTCATCATAATCCAGATTCTTATTCTTTTCACACTCGGCTATAATGATATTGTTTAGATATTTGTTTTTGTTTAGATGTGAGCCCGATAGAGTATCTTGACGATATGCATTGGCTCTATACGGTTCGATGGAGGGAGATGTGTTTCCCATGATGATAGAAGATGACGCATTTGGCGCAATTGCAGTCATGTGACAGAATCGCATGCCCGATCCAGCCGCGTCAGGAGCTTCACCGCGTTCTTCACCAAGCTCCAAATTAGCCTTTTCTAGCCCAGCCCGAATATGCTTGAATATACGCATGTTTGCGGATTTGGCCAGCGCTCCCTCCCATGCAATATTATTCTTTTGCAGATATGCATGAAAGCCCAGCGCACCTATACCAATAGACCTTTCGCGCATGGCCGAATGCTTCGCGCGCTTTATTTGTTTGGGAGCATTGTCGATGAATACTTGAAGAACATTATCAAGCATCTCAGCTACATCTCGAAGAAATTTCTTATTGTTCTTCCATTCGTCATAGTATTCAATATTTACG